CAGTCGCCGCTACCAGTGGCTCGATCTTGCTGTCGCCGAAAACGGCTGGGCTGCGCGTAGGTCACGGCATCAGCGCGGGCGTGCTGTCGATCGTCCTCGCGCCCAAGACAGTCAACTTCAAAGTTACGCGATCGACCGTTGCCACGACTGGCGCGATCATTCTGTCACCCAAGACAGCGCAGTTAATCCTTGGCCGCAGGACGGTAGCCACCGCTGGCGCGATCGTACTGTCTGCCAAGACGGTCAACCTCTACAAGACCAGTGGCGCGACGCTTGTCGCTACGGTCGGCTCGATCGTCCTCTCGTCCAAGACCGTCAACTTCAAAACGACGCGATCGCTGGTAGCGCAGAAGGGCTCGATCGCCCTCGCGCCGCGCACGGTGCTGCTGAACGAGCAGAACCTGCTCGCTGCGGTCAAGGGCTCGATCATCTTCAGCGGCAAGACCGCGAACCTCTACAAGACCAGTGGCGCGATCCTCGTTGCACAGCCGGGGGCGATCATCGTCGCTGGCAAGACGGCAGACCTGCGCTGGGGCCACGCTCAGGGCATAACGGCGGTCAAGGGCTCGATCGTTGTCAGCGGCAAGACAGCGGATCTAATCTATGCGACCCACCATCACACACTGGTGGCAATGCCCGGCTCGATCATCGTGACGGGAAGGAGTGTTATATTTACTGCACAGCATCCACTGCCACCCGATACAGTCCAACCCGGCGTTCTCAACATGGGGCGTCGCGTGATCCTTCTACCCAACCGCTGGTAACCCAAGGAGAGTAAGATGGCCCAGAGTGCACTGACTGTTACCCCACCCTCGCCGACGCCGCCGACCAACATGAGCTGCACGGGCGCGACACCGCCCAACGTGCCGAACTACACCAAGGCGACTTACGCCGACTGGATGGACAACACGAAATTTGACAGCGCCCCGCCGCCGTACTTCGACGACGGCGCAGCTGGTCCTGTCGGCACGTTTGCAGCGAACACCGCCGCGCTGGCTTCTGGCACAGGCGCAACGTCGGGCGGCACTGAGAACACTTACCCCGGCGCGACGGGCGGAGCGGTTCCTGCGTCAACGAGCGTCGCGCACGAGGCCGCTGGCACCGAGACGTCGGTGACGAACCCCGGCAACATCAGCCACACCTACGTCGTGGGCACGATGGACACGTCGAAGGCCTATGGTGTGGGGCCCGCACTGACGGCGGCCTCGATCGCGGCTGGGCCGAACGCCTCGCACGCCTCGACGCTGTCACCGACGACTAACCCGGCGTTCGCATCGCTGACGGTTGGTTCTGCCGTGTCAGGCGCTGGCACGACGCTTCTGACGTGCACGGGCACCGCCTTCGTTCCGGGCTGCCGGATCTGGGTCAATAACGTCGAGCAGACGACGACATTTGTCAGCGCAACGTCACTGACGGCGACAATCAACAAGAAGCGTGAGGCCGGGACTTGGCCGGTCGACGTGAAGCTGGGTGGTGTTGCGGTGCCGTCGACCCGCACCATCACTTGGACGTAATCCGTTCTCGCGCGTTATCAGGGCGCGGCGATCATGCCGCGCCCAACAGGAGAACGTCCATGACGACCAACGAAAAAGTACCAGCGACAAAGCCAATGGATCAGCGCCCCGACGACGCCGCGATCGAGAAGATGCGGCGGGAAGATCCGCTGTTTCTCGAAAAGACCAAGGCGGAAGATCCTAGCGGTCGACCGGGGCAACTGACGCGCGACAACGTCAACCCGGCTATTCCGAGCGGCAAGCGTGGCGACCTTCCGGGGCCGATCGTCGACCCCGCCAGTCTCGGTATGCCGCAAGGTGGCATCGCGCCGACTGGCCTGATGAAGCCAGAAAATCCGATCGGGGCGCGTTTTGAAGATGCGCGCTACGACGATCTCAACAAGGAAACGAAGAAGGTGGAAAAGAAATGAGCGACACACAGGCGTTTCCTTACACCGCGAGCATCAACGAGCCGCAGACAGTAGCACTGCCACTGCCTGCGGGCGTTGAAGTGCCGAAGCCATCGATCAGCTCGATCACGCCGACCGAGATCACGATCGGCGACGACAGCACCACGCTGTATGTGACCGGAGAGAACTTCTTCCGGGACAGCGTGATCAGCTTTGCCGGGCAGAACGAGCCGACCACACTCGGCGAGGACGGTAGGCTGTCGACCGGCATCAACATGGATGTTTGGCACGGGCCAGATGTCGTGAAGGTGTCGGTGGTGAATGGACCGGAGAAGTCCAACGAGGTCGACTTCACGTTCAACGAGGCCCCTGCGAGCCGAAGCAAGAAGGGCAAGTAGCCATGGCAACAGCGGTGATCACGGTCGCCTCAGGCGGCTTACCAGTCATCGACGTGACGGCGACCTTTCCCAAGCTGGGGTTGCCGGTTACGGAGGCGATCGCGATCGGCGCGGTGAAGTACGGCATCCCGGTCACCAAGGTGGCGGCGGGCGGGGTGCCGGTCACGTTTGTGGTGGTGTCGACGAGTGGAGGCAATCCGAAGTGATCGAGCTGGAGGAGGTTGGGCCGAACAGGTGGCGGGTCAAGCGGCCTGTCAAGGAAAACCGGCGAGCCGAAAACATGCCGCTGCCTTTCGTCATCTCCGACAACATGGAGCCGACCGAGCAGGTCGACGGCAAGTTTTACACCTCAAAGCGGGCCTTCCGCGCCACCGGGCGCGCGCTGGGGCTGGTCGAGGTGGGTAACGAGAAGCTGAAACCAAAGCCCAAAAATGCTGGCAGTAGGGCAGCTGGCGAGGCGAGGCGAGCCTCCATCAAGAAGGCCGTCGAGAAGATCAGAACCTAGGAGAAGGCATCATGTCAGACGTTTCCATCGCGCCGCCCAGTGTCGCGCCCTCATCACCCGCGCCCGCCCCTGCCTCGAACGAGGTGCCAATCAACCAGAACCCGGTCAGCAGCCCGAACCCGGTGGGGTCGCAGGCCCCGCCAGCGCCGGTCACCGACCACAAGGGCTCAGAGCACCGCACGCCCAGCCGGGCGGAGGCGCTCAAGGCGGCCTACGACCGGGCGGCTAATCCGCCCAAGACCAAGCCCGCTGAGAAGCCAGCGCAGCCGGAGGCTAAGGCCAAGCCGGGCCACAATAATCCACCCGAGGAGACGCCGAAGCTCGACCTGAAGAAGCGACCCGGCGAGCAGCCTGAGGCTCAGCCGCGCGACCGTGGCCGGTTTGCGCCCCGTGAACAAAAGCAGGACGGCAGTCCAAATGGGGCATTTGAACGTACAGAACAAACCCCGACCCCCTACAGGAAGCTAGCGCCGCATGAACCATTCCCCGAGCCGCCGTCACGCATGGCGGAGCACGGCAAGCGGGACTGGGCGAATACCCCGGAGACGGTGAGGGGTGAAGTCCACCGCATGCGTAACGAGTACGAGAAGGCGGCGCAGCAATATCAGGGCATCGCCGAGGCCTACAAGCCGATCGCGCACTTCGACCGCATGGCGCGCGAGCAGGGCACAACGCTACAGGCCGCCGTCAGCAACTACGTCGGCATCGAGGCCAAGCTGCGCCAAGACCCGATCGCGGGGCTGGACACCATCATCCACAACCTTGGCCTGACCGACCCCCAGACCGGGCGGCGGATCGGGCTGCGCGACGTGGCATACCATGTCCTAAGCCAGTCCCCGGAGCAGCTCCAGCAGATCCAGCAGGGTAACCGACAGACGGCGGCCCAGCACCAGATCGGCAGCCTGTATCAAAAGGTTACTGCCCTTGAAAGACAGAACCAACAGATGCAGTATGCCCAGCACTTCACTCGGACCCGGAGCGCCGTCGACCAGTTCGCCGAGGCGCATCCACGGTTTGATGAACTCGGAGACTTGATCGAACGCGAGCTACGTCTCGGCTTCCCGCTCGACCAGGCGTATCAAAGGGCTGAGTTGCTCCGACCAGCCTCCCACGCGGCTCAGACCCGCACCCCATCGGCTCAGACCCGGCCCACGGACCGAAGCATTAGCGGCAACCCCGACGTGGCTCCCTCAAACGGAGCGTCGAGGCGACCGAAAGATGCCAGTCCAACCCCTCGCTCCGCGCTCCAGAACGCCATGAACCGTGTTCAAGGGCGCGCCTGATCTGAACCCTATGGAGTGGCATCATGCCCAACGTAACAACGGCTGCTGCATATCAGCAGATACTGTCGATGGCGGTCGAAGATCGATCGTCAGGCTATCAAGACCTCGTCAGCAACAACAACGCATTGCTCGCGGTGATGAAGCGCAAAGGCTTGTGGCAGACCTACTCTGGTCCGTTCATTCGCCAGACCTTGCAGATCGGTAAGCAGTCCGCGCAGTGGTACTCAGGCTACGATCAGCTGCTCAATCCCGCGATCGATCTGTTCAACGATGCTGTCTATTCCCCTAAGATGGTTGTCGTGCCGATTATTCTCTCGCTCCAGGAAATTTTGAACAACGAGGGCGAGAGCCAGATCCTCGACGTGTTCGAAAGCTATCTCGCGGCAGCAGAACGCTCGCTCGAGGACGCGATGGATGCGGGCATCTACTCAGACGGCGCAGCCAACGGCAACAAGCAGATCACCGGCTTGGCGACTGCTATTCCGATCATCACCAACGCAGGCACCTACGGCGGCATTGACCGTAACGCCGTAACGATCTGGCGCACGTCGACGTTCGACGCGCACTCGTTCATGGCGGGCTCGACGCAAGTCAGCTCGACCACCATCCGCCCGATGCTCAACACCATCATGACGCAGCGTTCGCGTGGCCGCGACTACGCCGACCTACTCATCATGTCGCCCGAGCACTACGCGGCGTATGACGCAGCGACTGTCGCTATCCAGCGCCAGCAATCGAACACGTCACTCGGCACACTCGGCTTCTCGGCGCTCGAATACATCGGCGGCGGCAAGCGTGCGGAGATCGTGCTCGACGGCGGCATCGGCAGCAACATGCCGAGCAACACCACGTTCGGCATCAACACTGACAGCCTCCGGTTGCGTTACCATCCAAATCGGAATTTCGATAAACTTTTCGAAGGCGATGGTCAGATGCCCATCGACAAGGATGCGATCGCCCAGTTTATTGGCTGGATGGGCGAATTAACCATGACAAATCCGCTGTTTAACTGGCGTTTGTACGACAGCGTACCGGGCTCCTGATACGCCCAGCCGCGTAACAGAGAGAAGCCGGGGCCGCTAACGTGTAGGTTGTAAGCCTTCCTTCCGCGAAGGCGGCCCCGGACCAATTCAACGAAGGAAGGATCACCTATGGCTGTTCAACGCGACCCCGACGATGTTCTCGTCGTCCTGTTCAAGCATCTCGCACAACAAAACGAAATCAAGTCACTGGAGGCTGGTCGACCGATCTACGACGACATCGAGGTGTGCGAGATCCGCGCGCCCGGCTCCAAGGATGTCAAAGTATTTCCGGCAACGGCGTTCGCACGCTGGGTCGACGACCCCTTCACCGGCAGGCAGACCAAGCAGAGCTACGCCGAACGCTTCCCGCATCAATACCGGCAGTTCAAGTCGCACGCGACGCAGACCAAGAGCGGCACGCCGCTTGAGCATGCCCCCTTCCTGACTGAGGGCCGCCGCGCCGAGCTGCGGGCGCAGAACGTCTACACCGTCGAGCAACTCGCGGCGATCGAGGGTGCCGAGCTGAAGAACCTTGGCCCCAACGGTCGCGACATGAAGAACGCCGCGACGGAGTACATCGAGGAAGGGCGATCGTCAGCGCCGAACATGAAGATGATGGCGGAGCTGGAGGCGCTGAAGGCGCGCAACGCCATCCTCGAGGAAGATCTGCAAGCCAAGAAGAACCGCCCGCAGAACGCCGAGGATCAATTCGAGGAGATGTCGCTCGACCAGCTCCGCGAGTACATCACGACGAACACCGGCCAAGCCCCGATGGGCAACATCAGCAGCATGAACAAGAAAACGCTGGTCCGCATGGCGATGGACTGCCGACCGGAAAAGGTAGCCTGACATGACCCTGTTGTCGGTGGTGAGGGACGTCTGCGCGGCTGTGGGTGTCACTCTCCCCCAGTCGGTGTTCTCCAACATCACCGGCAACAGGACCATGCAGGAGATGCTGTCGACCGCCAACGAGATGGCGCAGCGCATCGCCTACGACCAGCGTGAGTGGGTGGCTCTGCGTGCCACCGCCGGGGCAACTGGTGACGGCATCAAAGACGCCTTCGCCATGCCCGCCAACTACAAACGCCTGCTGGTGACGTCGAACGTATGGCGTTCAGGCAATCCATCGCAGCCGATGCGCTTCATCAGCGACCACGACGAGTGGGTGCAGCGTCGCATGAGTAACGCCGTTACCTCGCCCGGCGAGTGGATACTGTCCAATAGCTCGCTTGGCCTGAGCATGTACATCCACCCGATACTTGCCGTTGGCGAGACGACCAGCTTCTTTTACCTCGACAA